TCTATATTCATCTGTTTGAGCAATTGAGTCTAATAAGATTTTGTCAACGTCTTTTGAATTAATGTCATCAACGGGGGCGGAATCTGCCTTCGGTTTAAAAAGATCAAGAATCTTCTGTTCCGATGAGATAAATTCATCTGTAAATGGTTTAGTTATATCTTTAGTCCAAATATCAGATTCTGTAGTTGAATGTGAGAATGGTTTAGTTACATCTTTGGCCCAAATATCAAGCTCGGTAATAGAATCATTAACTACCTTAGTCATATCATACCACCGAATATATGAAGCTTCTGGTATGTCAAATAGGGGTTTAATAACACCTTTCGTACTAATAGCATCGAATGGTGCCATGAGTTCTGAGAATGGCTTAATCAATGTATAATAATGTAAATCATCATTCGATGCTTGCTTATCTCTAAATCCAATCGAATCAATCAAGAATGCGCGTGAGTATGAATAAACAAGATCTTCATTAATCTGTTTAACATAAGCAGAGAATCTCTTAGTGCCAGCCGGGTGGAAAATATCGGCCATTTTCTTATAATCTTTTGGATCTTGAATACTTTCCAAAAGATATGAGAATGCCTGATAAAAATAAGAATCTTGAAGTTTAATTATCTGATTAGAAAGTTGGCCTCGGTCGTCATCATATTTACCTTTCATATCAACTAAAGGTGCATGAGTATACACAAGACTTGCTCGAGATTCGTTCCAAGTTCTAATATCCGCGTCTGAACCTACTTCACCACTTGTTATTTTATTTGTGTTAACGACGAATGCGATGTTACCAATATAAGAATTCTCAATATAATCCGATAAGTAATAAGAATTATAAGCGTATCCAGCGATAAGACCAGAAACAGAATCTATTACACCGTCTACATAATCTTCAACTTCAATTGTATGGTGATAAGTAAATCCTGGGTGATCTGTATGCCCGGCACCAACCGCCAATGGGTCAACAGAACTAAGTTCAAAATCAATATTCAACATCGATGATGTTGGTTTTCGTGGAAATGGAGAAATTATAGATGATTGATTATCTGTGTGACCAATGCCATATTCTATAATTTCTGTATCTAAAATAGTACCGTTAGTTCCAACTTTTGTAATCACAGCAACCGTATCTTTTACGGTTCCCGGTATAATTATAATCTTACCCTTCTTCCAATATTTACCTGGATTTAGAATAGTAAGTTTTTGTGGTGAATTGACTACTTTACCCTTAAAGAAAGTAGTTACACCATCTGTATGAAAAACAATTTGATCTAATGGTAGATATACTTTATTCAGAGACGAAAATCGTATACGAACCAAATCATAGTCAATTATTTCAACACCAGTAACAATAATTGAAAAATCACCTTTCTCATTTGAGAAAACAATTCTTGCATTTTCAGATGGGTGTACACCGGCACCTTGCTTATAAGCAGTAAAATATTGCTCGTGTATCCATCTACCATCTGACGGTTTTAATACTGCGTCATTGGGATAAGTTATCTGGATATCTTCATCATAGATAAGCCTAAACAATAATTTAATCGAGTTTTCAGTACCTTTGGCCTCATAGATCTGATTTAATATCTTAATCAGGTTTCTACGGTCATATGCTACGGTTCTGGGTAAATCATCACCATATGTGGCATAAAATATATCTATTTCATCGTCTAAGACACGATCGATATCTAATTTTTCTGAGTGGAATAGAATTTCACCACCAGATTGCTCTCTCTGATTGACAAATTTATAATATAGATTAATGAACGCTTCATAGAGCGGATAATTATCTACAACATTATTTTGAAAGTTAACCATGATTACTTAGTGTATTCTTCAACTAAAATATAGTTATTATCAACAATACCAGATACCCCATCTTTTATATTAATATCTAATGCGAGAATCTGATTATTCTTTGTTGAAATATTCATTTCAACCGGAGAAGCTTTAAGTTTAATGTATTTGACTATCGGGTTAACAAAACCCGAAACATTTACCACTAAGCTAAATTGTCCAGTTTTTAAATTAGCTGTACCAATATTTCTAATGAGTTGACCAGAATTATTATATGCACCAACGTTTACAATACCAAGCACAGCATCTACATATGAATTTGGAATTTGTTTAATAGAAACAATTTCCACAGTACCATTAGATAGCATATAGAAAATAGAAGAAGATATGGATCCCTCTTTAATCGCATTATTGAAAGAGAAATTAGAATTCGACGATGCACCTACATATGGTACAATGTTATAACTAATCTGAGTCTCAATATCTACAGACACGATCGCGGGATCAATATTTAGACAATTTCTCATCAACTGAGAATGAATATATTCCGAATTAAANGAAGAAATACTAGATACATAAGTATCAATCTGATANCTAATAGAAGCTTCAATTTCTGCAGAAGTCAAAACGGTTTTATTCTTATAAAACTGTACTTTAGTGGAAAATTCCAAAAAAGTATAAGTTGGATCTATAAATTCTGGTGTTATCGTTACTAATGAGTTTTTCTTAATCACCGGTAAAATCTGAGTAGTTTTAACAGAATCGGAAATTGTATATCCGGCAACTGGCTGCATAGACAAGAAAATCTTACCAAACACTGGTGGTGAATTATCNTCTCCACCCCATGAATTTACAGACTTAATGAATGGGAATTGAGAAATAAGTAATGTTGAATAATCAGATGCGGTTACAGCTCTTCCTTTAGATACATTTGTATTAATTGCATTGAATTTAATTGTTTGCAGCGAATCTTTAAGAGAACCACCAAATGATACCTGAGTAGTTTCAATATTATTAATAGTCACACCAGAATCAAAAGAAATACTTGTATCAAAGAATCTGCAACCATTGGCCTTGGTAGGTGAATCAGAGACGAAATAATCAATTTCGATAATATTACCGTTCGTTGGTTGTTTGCCGATAATATTATCTCCAAAATATATCTCAAACTTACCAGAATATGATTCCTGAATGTAATAAATCTCAGAGTCACGAGCTGCATCAAAGATAGAAGAAGATAACTTATATTCTGTTCTATCCAATGAAACATTAGAACTTTTCACAAATACTCGTAACGTTGAAGTATCAATATTTTCATTAGGAATAGTAAATAATGATCTAACATTAGTTAATGTATCTACTACAAATGAATTTTTGACATATAAACCGGAAAGTAACTTTATATTTGAGAATTCATGAACTGAACCATTGAGAACGGAAAAAGTATCAGATTCAGTAAGAAACGTAAAGGTACCAGAATCATTGGAAGAAGTAAACGCGGTACCTCTAGGGATATAAAATTGTGTGCTTAGATTCGACGTACCAGAAGTATATGCATTAATATATGCAGTTGAACATGTAATGGATTTTGGTGTATATCCAAGTTCTTTTGCTCGTGAAACAACAGAAGATCTTTTCTGCGCAGTATCGAGAAAACTTTCTGAATGAAGCATATTTGCATAATACGCATTCGTATGTGTATTATATGCAAGAATATCGATTATCGAATTGAGAGCAGAACCCTCAAAATTATAGTCAGTAAAAGTTGTATCAGCTTTAATAAAATCTATTAAAGATTCTTTAATCTGATCAAAATCTAGTTCTGTGATTGGTTTAGTTGCCATAATTCTTCTTTTTATTTATTTAATACGATTATCTAATTCTATTAATAAGAATATTGACTTCAAGNGGTTGTTGAAGATTTATAATCTGTCCAGTCACACTACAAGAAATTGAATTTGGTGANTCGAACGAAATAATCACAGATTGAACCTCAACTCGTGGTTCATATCTATTCAAATATTTGAGAACTTCACCCTCAAGAACAACCTTTTCAATCATTGAAGTAGTCTCAAAGAGAAAATCATAGATTGGAGACTTAATTTCTGGATGAAATGGTTTATCTCCCTCCTTCAGAAGAAGTAAATTGATCACAGCTTGCTTTACGGCATTTACATTTCTCTTGATAGTTACATTATCCGACGTTGGATGTTTGGTAAATGCAAAATCTAAGTCTATATACTCTCTTGTGTTCTTATATAAGGTAACCATCTTTATCCTTCTAATTTATGTAGACCATTTGCATAACGCTTAGTGTTCATGAAAGTCATAACTTGGCCTCTATTACCTTCGGAATTGAATGAAATATGGATCCATGGATTCCGAGTGCCGGTAGTTTTATATTCCAACAGTAACTGGTCGAATGGTACGTTCGACTTAATCCAAGAGGCGATATCATAATAATCACCTTTTGTAGCACCTGTGAATTGCATATCCGCGGCCATGCCACGTTGGTGTTGTGAAGTTGTAGTACCATGTCTAAAACCCGATGTCACCATCATATTTGAATATTTAGTCTTGATAAGGTCTAAGCAGTTCTCTGCCAAATTCTTCAGATTACATGCAATTTCTGGAACTTCTAAGTTGTGCTGTGGCTTGAGTTTATCGTGACTCACAACTGCCTTAGAAGATAACATGCCTATTGTGTAGTATTTAGAAATCTGAGTTGTGTCTGGTATCATATCCTTGTTGGCAAACATACCGCATGAAGGTGTTAATGTTGGTTTCTCTGGTGGTGGAGTTTCATCCTTGACATCTGCCTTAGCTGCTTTACCTTCATCAATTTCTTGTTGAGTAATCTCTCCTGATGCGACTTGTTCTGCATGTGCTGCATCTACCGTCGCCTCATCTGCGTCATCATATTTGATCAATTCACCACCAAGATAATTCTCGGGAATCCGACGAATATAATCATTTGATGTGCCAGATCTAGTAGAAGGTGTATTTGCCTGTGAAGTTCCGGAATTTAGGTTGATCGTTGACGAATCCACGTCGGTAGAACCACCAGAACGCACTGAGTTAACGCCGGCGATACCCTGAATAGAATCCCCACCAATTTTCCAATTAACCGATCCGCCGACGTTATAGTTAAGGTTACCATCAACTTCGATATCCATATTGCCAGCTACATAAAGCTTTACATCCGATCCAACAGAAATCCGTGCCGTACCATCTATATAGATATAACCATTCCGCTCAGTAATTTGAAACGAATCACCTACAATCTTGTTGACTGTATTACCGTATCTATCAATCTCAGTGTACGTACCGGCGGTATGAAATTGAGATATTCTTTCGTTACCAGGAGTATCATCAAATTCTATTACATGACCAGATTCAGTTGTGTGAACTTTATTATACGGATATTGCGCATTGTATGCTGGTGCTGGTTCATCAAATGTTGCACCAGAAACATTCTTAATTGCAGTTCGACGTTTATTGTTTCTAAGTTCGATAGAAGTATTGTGTGTATTTCTCCGAGCGAGTCTAGAAGTATCTTGCTCATTCAACATTTGATTCAGAGGATACTTACCGGATGGATCTTTAAACCCGGTTGCCGTAGTATTTCTATTCTTAGATGCAGTACCAGAATCAATTTCTGTTTTGGTGGCCGTTTTATCTACATCATTCTCGGGGTCGTTTGGCTTAGTAATTTCTGCTGTCTTTTCCTGGTCGGCCGACTTATCTTCAATGATTTTTAAAAGTTTAGAATATTCAACAACTTTGGGATAATCATTTGTAAATCCACCAGAATTAACTTTCTTGGTAACTGAAATAAGACCTTCTTCAACGGAGGAAAATGAAATACGCTTTGAACCACCATAAGCATTAATAAAGAATTGTGCTACTGCTTTAGATGCTATATCCGGATCATTAATATTATCTGGATTACTTACAATATCGGAACCAATTTTTGAGCCGACGGCAGAATAATTGCTTTTAAATGTAAGTTGGATGAAACCACCACCACGATACTTATAACCATCACCAGATGTTGTATCTCCGTTGCCATATCGAGATGCATAAACTAAATTTGCCAATGCTTCTTCATCGTTGACATACTTTATAATTTCCTCTTCGGTCATTATAGAAAAGTATTTTGGAAATATTTGCTTGAGTCTGGTAGTAGAAGAATAATTTAGATTTTCACGTACTAACTTAAACTTAGTTTCCTTAGCCACATTAGACAAAATACCAATTAAACCGTATGGATCTTTGATACCAAAATTGAGAAGTGTTTTATATACGGTAGTAACATTAGATCCAAACTTGGCAACCATAGCGGATATATCAAGTGGTGGAATTTCGTCAGATTCTACTACAATCGGATTACCAGTAGAATCTGTTACTACTTGACCAGAAGAATCTACTAATGATCCAGATGTTGACTCAAGTACGGTAGATTTTGGCGGAACTATAGTTGCCCCCACTTCACCTGTGGGTTTATTAGAAAATGGATCTTTGCTTAATGGTATACCTGCTAGAGAACCAAGAATGATTGGTTGTTGTTTTGAATCACCATCTTGAAAGAATAAGAACACAGTTGTACCTTCTACATACTGTGGTACCGCATCACCTATACCAGATAGAGAGGCAGAATTAGAACCCATGATGGGAATCGCCCATGGGAGCGCTTCGGTAGGAACATCAATTATCGACTCAGAATGGACTCCAAAAACTCGAACCTTAACTCGACCGAGTTTAAGTGGATCTGAGATTCGGTCTTCTACAACACCTACGAAAAAATTATTGTTCATAATGAAACGTCTTTTATAAAGGAATCAGAAACAATTTCCATTTCCATTGAATGTTTACCATTGATGATTTGGTGACGAATGGCGGTGATCAGATATTTGCCGTCAAAGTATTCCGATGTTATTTTTGCTTCAATTTCATTTGGTGCTACTTGTCTACTCTTTGGCATCGCATATGTAATCATCTGTCCTGCTTTAATATCAGTCCGACCATAGACTTTAATGTTAAACTTAAAAGCACGGATTTGCTCAAGAAGAGAATTTCTTTGAAGCACGGTAGAATGCATTTTCTGAGACTTAAATTGTCCAGTAAGATAATTGTTCTGAGCCATAAAGTGGAGCGATGCAATTTTCTTCTTCTGGAGTTTTGTAGACTTCAGAGGCTTAATATTAGTGTGATTGGCATTTGAGAATTCAGTGTGATAATCATACACAGTTTTCTTTATATCTTTAGTTGTCACATCAAATGTATAAAGCACACCACCATACATACCAGCAGATAAATTTCTGATATAATCGAATGTGACCGGCATGTTAATGAGTTCAACGAAATTATATTTGAGATCTATTGAAGCATTAGCACCAAGTACTGTATTTGAGTCTACATCTGAATAAACATAATTTCTAATTGGTACACCAGCAAGAAGAGTATCAATAGAGGTATACTCAAACCCAGTGCTATTTTCAAAGAATAAGAAATTAGAGACACCACGTTTGTTGATGCTCTTAGTAGTTAGCCAATTTATAGTCTGAAGTGGTGTCCAGTACGGCGCGATAAATTGATAATCATTTGATGTAGCATCATAAGTCAAAGTTTTTTCAGATGCAAGGAAGTTTTTATCTGTCAGGATAGATTTTACCGTATCTGAAATGTTGCCTTTGAAGGCCTTGGCAATTTTAGTATTAGTTGAATTGATAAGTTCCAACGAACAAAAATGCAGCATATATGCCGAAGTTCTTTTATTTGAGGCCATAGAAGACAATTTATAGATATAAAAAGTCTTCTTAATGGCACCTTTAAGCGAAGGTGTTGATAGATCTACATGAAGCAGTTCTTCCCCAGTCAGTGGTAATGTATTAACAAGATCTAATGTGTCTTGGACCAACAAATAGCCAGACATCGTATTTGAGAAGATATCTTCATAGATAGTAATATCACCGATGATAGCCGAAATATCAAGTAGCTGGCCATTGGCAGACTGGAGCTCAAGTCGATTGACATTAATCTCACCCGGTACGGTGATTGAATCTTTACTTTCAGCCATTCAATGAATCTCTAAATTGGCTTACAAAGTCAGATAAAAGTTCTACTCTCATCAGCTTGATAATACGTTTCTTATTATTAATTTTTTCTTCGTGCTCGGTAAATGTGACTGGGGTATATTCTAGATTACCCGGTACTCCTGGATTCTCCGGTGGAGTCCATGGTGAACTAAAATTTTTTACTTCACCACATACTAGATCATCTTGATTCACCCAATACATAATAGAATCTCTATATACACCGTACTTATCTTCTACAAATTTGTTGAATTGTACGAAGTTTAAGGGCCATTCTGTATTGACATCATGAAATTCATTGAACATCATAATTACCCAATAGTAAGAAGATGAACCATAGTAACTATTTGCTATAGATTGTACGGTTTCCCCATCATCAATTGCATATAGTTCATATAAATCTGTGTAAGGTGCATATTCAGATATGAATTTAGACCGAACAAGAATATTCTTTACAATGGTTGTGTCGCCATCAAGTTCGTATGATGTATAAGGTAAGTTAGAAAAATAAGTCATCTTAATAGCCCGATGTTATCTTAGATGTTTTAGACCAAACTCTATTTCTATCAATGAGTTCTAATTCTTGGAATTCAAGAGATAAGTGTGCTTGTACTGCCATACCGTCTTTAAAATTACTCCATGTACCACCGGGGGAATAAGTTACATCGACGCTTTTCAGAATACAAGTTGCAATCCGAGGAATCGAAGGATTTTCTCGGGCGCCTTGCATTAGCATAATTTCAAATTCCGATGGGAATGAATAGAATAATTTACTCTCCGACAATTCTGGAAGAGCATAATATCTAAATGTTTGAATTATTTCTTGAACGATCTTTGATTCATGAGCACTCCGAGGGGCCAGAGTATATTGGAAACTAAATTTCCGAAAATCCATGTCCTCAAACAATGTTTCTTTCTTTGGATTAAGTGCCGCGCGCATCCGTCGAGCCATTTTATTAGCTGATGTTACTTCTCCAGCACCTGCTACTGCACTCAGTGCGTTAATCAATGTTGATGATAATCCAGAGATACCCATTTTCATAAGATCAGAAGCTCCAGTGCCATTTTGTAATGACCCAACTGCATCACCAATATTTCCAAGCATATCTTGATTCGTATCGGCATAGTTAAGTGTTGTACCAACCCTATAGTCAGATGGCATTGGAAGAACGACAACTCTGTCTAATCTAGACATACCGGGTTTTCTGACCCATTTTTCATTTTCATATCCACCACCGGTTTGAAGAGCTAATATATCTCTATCTACAAATTGTCTATTTGAGTCGGAAGCAATAGATGCTGTGGGATCACCAAAAGCCAGGCCTGCACCTGGGCCGGTGGTACTACTTTGCTGTGTACCTTCTACAAAAACAACCGGCGCTGTAGCTGTATCATCTTTGAGTTTAGAACCAGTAGTGGCTGTGTTGATCTTAAAGATCATATATGCAAAATCATTCTGAAACTCGTCTGCAGGAGTATTCCCAAGATACTCAGGGAAAGAAAGTACTTTCTTCTCTTGAAGTACCTGTATGTCGGTATTCTTTTTGTAGATCGTCGGTTCTGTTGTATTAGATGCCATGTGGGGCCTTAAATATGCTTATAATGTATTTAATAGGTAAACTAGATGGCAACTCCAACTCTTGAGAATTTTTCGGCGGAAATTAGAAAATCTAATATTGCGCGGCCGTATCTGTACTTTGTCAGCTTGACACTACCACCGGTTCTGGCTTTGGGTGATAAGGTATCTATGCCAGATCTGAAAAAAATCTCTCTATTCTGCCACGGAGCACAAACACCTCAATTGAATTTTAGTACAAACGACAGTTATGTTGAAGCTGGTATTAAACGTAGATTTGCCTATGACTATGATTATCAGGACTTAATGCTTCAGTTCTATGTAGATCAAGATTATCTAATTCCAAAATTCTTTGATCGCTGGAAAGAAGCAATGACAAACTCAAGAAGAAACTTTGGTTATCCAGATGACTATACATCAACGAACATAGATTTGTATATGATTGATATGACCGGAGTTGTCAAACATTCTTATTCATATCGGAATGTTCACCCAAAAATCATTAATAACATAACATTGGATTATGGTTCTGGTGGTGCTATGAGTTTACCAATTTCTTTTGTATTTGAAACGGTAATATCCGCCGCTGATGCTCCACCTTCGGACATTGTGGAGTCTGTTAATCAAATAAGACAAGCAGATGTTCTTAAGAATCCAGAATTATCCCAAGAAATTAAAAACTATTTTAAAGAATTCAAATCAGCTGGTGACCAGGATGTAGCTGGTAATTTTGAACAGATTGGCTTTGGAGCCTAAACATTATTGATAAGGTGACTTTATGACAAAACAAATTATTCTTCCAACATATACAACTAAACTTCCATCAACCGGAAAAACTGTAACTTTCAGGCCATTCACTGTCCGCGAAGAAAAAGCATTACTTCTGGCACTTCAAGAAAACAATCTAGATACAGTAGCTGTAGCCATCAAAAATACGATCGAAGTCTGTACTTCTGGTGTTATAGATCCAGATGTCTATCCTTATTATGACATTGAGTATCTTTTCCTTCAGATTAGATCTAAATCTGTGGGTGAAATTCTTAATCTTTCCGGTTCATGTGATTGTAAGAAAAATGCCAAGACAGACTTTACGGTTGACATATCTACAGTAACTGTTACACCAGAACCAAAAGAATCTTTTAAAATCCGGATTCCTGACTCTGGCTATACTGTGGTAATGAGACACCCATCATTGTCCGATTTTATCACTGCTTTTAAGGTTGACGATGAGGATACCGGTACAGCGACTGTAGCTAAGTGTATCACACAGATTTTTTCGGATGATGAAGTATTTGATTGGTCTCTTCAAGAGAAGATTGAGTTCGTTGAATCTATGAGCCCAAAACAGCAAAATGACATTACTACGTTTTTAAATGAAATGCCTACGGTAAATCTTGATGTTTCTTATGTCTGTCAGCACTGTGGCAAGGAACATAAACAAATAATGTCTGGGTTCGAGAATTTTTTCATATAAGCCTTGGGTATCTTGATCTGGAAGATTACTTCAAGGCGTTACATTTGCTACGGTATAGATTTAAATATTCAGCAGACACCATTGACCAGATGACTCGGTGGGAATTAGATGTAGAATTATCATTTATAGCTGCAGATATAGAAAAAGAGAATCAAAGAAACTCTCTAAACAACTAAGTTGTAACCAAATGTAACAGAGTCGGAATATAATTTAGAATCAACAACTTAGCTGTACAAAAAAGATTGTACATCGAAAAAATCCGGTGATATAATTATTCTATAGAAAGGGTAGTTGTGTTCAACTAAAGTTGAACTATATTCTATTCATGTGGACTTTGGAAGCTGTGCCTGTAAGTATTTAACAGAAATGAGCTAGGCAACTAGCTACCCGGAATGCAATGGAGGGTTTACTAGAGTTTATCTTTAAGTAAGCCCTTTAAAGTATTCTANANNNTTATTAATACTTANTGGCTGGATACTTCTGGAGTCAGGGCATTCGGTTNCACCTCAGCCCTGGAGCTGGCTTCAGCTCTCTACCTGTACAAGATGGGTATTACCCCATGGTACTGCTTAGACCTTCGTAGAATGAATCTAATTTTACCGTCTAATGGTAACTTTACTCTTAACCTTTTAGCGCATTTAAAGCGATCTTAGTACTAATAGTACGGACATTTGCAGCCGATGTTTTCTTGAATTCGGCATTCTCTAGAAGTATAGCTGTTTTCCAATCTTCCAATGGGATTTTTATAAACTTAGATTGTACATGCGCAAATAGATATTTTTTGACTGCCGGAGCTGCTGCTGGAAACCTAGCAAAGTTAGATAGTAATTTCCAGTTCAGAACTAAAACTTGTTGTGTAGATTTATTTACCGACTGTTTTGCCACAGTATACATTGCATCATAGAGTTTAATTCTCATTGGAATAGACAGATAGTGGAAGTTCAATCCAGTAAATCCAGACCTGTCAATTCCTACAATNAAGGATAANGGGAACTTATCATAGTATGGCAGAGTTTCTTTATATTTTGGATCATAAGCAAAAAAAGTTAAAGTACCAGGTAGCAATCTATTGGACTGCATTGAGTTTCTAGTTTGTGCCAGTAGATTTGCTCTATCTACTGGAGCCATNGGAGCTAAATCTTTAATTTTAGATTTGAACCAATCTGCTGATCTTTCTGCTTTAAACTTTGGATCCTTCTTAATTTCTTCAAAAATTGAAGAAACATTTCTTTTTGAGATATCAATCATGCTATACCTAAATCATATTCATTTAGTACAATAAATGCTATATCGAGTTTATCACAGTATTCTTTGGCATGAGCCCATTTAGCCTGATTTGTGACATATGTAGTAACCTCGGTGATCATTCGTTCTTTATTTCTGTTCTTTTTTGGTGGAAGCATTTCGGCTTTGGGTTTGACTTCAATTGCATAAGTTTTGATGGATCCATCTTTGAGACGCATTTTAGCCAAAAAGTCTACATGATACTTATGTTGCTTATTGTCAATCGGACTCATATATGGAATGATAAAATCCTCGGAATTCCAACTGATGACCGATGGATTGCAATCAAGCCATTTCATGAGTCTTTTTTCCCACGATGATCTATATCTTATGTCAGAAGTACCAATGTACTTTTCTGGGTTTGAGGGAACATAGGTGCCCTGATTGAATCTAGATTTTTTGGAAATTGAAGGTTTACTCATGAACATATTTAATATTTTACATTGGCGTCTAAATAGTGTATAATTATATCATGACCACAAAGGTATAAACTATGGAACAACAAGATTACATTGAAAAGGTTGCCGAAAGCAACCATTACGTTAACAACAAAGAAATTCTTGCAATAATGAAAGAATACCGAGTTGCTTA